CTGAAAAATTAGGGTTTGCGCCGACCGGCAATGCCTCCGACAGCGGCAAGAACAGATACGGCGAGCCCTTCGCGACCGGCAACGCCGCGCGTGGCTTGTACGCCAAGTCGAAATGGTACGGCGACCCGGCCAAGGGCGGCGAGATGTACGTCGAGGAAAAATCACGCCTCGATCGTCCCGAGCGGATCGCGGCCGCGCGCAAGGGTGGTCCGCAGCCGACCGTCGACGTCGCCGGCAAACCTCCGAGCCCCGATACTGCAGCTGCACCGCAGTCACCTGCCACTGCACCGCAATCGACCGGCAGCGTGGCCGCCGGCATGGTCACCGGCGATCGTCCGTTTGAGCCGACCAATGAAGAGCAGCAGACGCTGGTCGCGGGCGAGCCGACCGTCGCAACGCCCGTCACACCCGTCACACCTGCTGCGCCAGCACCGGCGGTGGCCAAGACGCCAGCGACGACGACAACGGTGTCAGCGCGAACTGCAACGCCGCGGCCGACACTGGGCGCGCAGATCATCAAGGCGATGGGGCCGCGCGGCCTCGATCGTTCGAGCTACATCGATCCCGACACTGGACGCGAGATCCTCAACCCGCCCGCCAGGTCGGGCGAGGAGGCGATGGGGATCACGCGCGATCTCGGACGGCCTCCCAGCCAACAACCGTCCCGAGCGGCGGCTCGACCTCCACCAACCCGGCGCGAGGCCGGGCCGCCGGCGTCCACAACCGGCCAGGGCGTCGACCAAACACCGTCAGCGGCACGAGCAGAGGAGCCGGTGCCACTGCCACGAGTGCGACCGTCATTGGCACCGTTCGACCCGTCGGCGATGGATCCGACGTTGCTCACGCAGCAGCGCCCGATCGACATGGGGCCGCGCCTCGACGAGGGGCCGACGCCGCCGGGTGCCATCAGTGCAGCTCGGCCACCGCAGGCTGATTTTCTGTCCACGCTGTTCAAGGATTATTCGCGAACACCTGACAGGCCGATGAACTCGCCGTTCACCGCCGATGAAGCGCAGCGCAGACCCATGTCGCCGTTCGATACTGGATCTCGGCCGGCGCCGTTTCCATTCGCGCCAGAGGCGGCGAGGATGCTGGTGAGTCCGCAGCCAGACCAGGGCGTGACACTGCCCCGATCGCTGGAAAACCAATCAGCGTCCCCCTCATTCGGTGGTACGCGGCCACTGTCGATCGCGCCGGGGCGAACCGTCGATCAGCAGCTCCTGGGTCTGTCGCCGTTCACCGTTCCTGGTGGTGGCTCGGAACCGCAGCCGCCGGCGCAGGCCGCGCCGGTTTCGCCGGTCGCCAGCGGCCCGAACCTCTCTCCGTTTGAGCAGTGGCCGCCGCCATGGTGGAATTTTGCCGGCGGCGATTTCGGTGGCGGTGGCGGGGGCTTCGGGGGTGGCTATGACTTCGGTGCTTTCGGCTAGCTCTCACCGAATTTTTTAATTGTGGGATTATATTACCTGGGATTATAATACCTCCTATCTTGGGGGGTACCATCGTGGATTTACTGGGCTGGCTGACGGTGATCGCAATCGCCGCCGGGCTGATTGCTGGGCGGTTGTTGTTTGGGAAACCCAAACCTGACAGCAAAGACGTGTGGCCGTGATGCTATTCACCGCCGCATTTATCGCCACGGTCTGCCTTTTCGTCATGGTGCTGATCGGGTGGTTGCTGCTGAAGCTGGACACCCCCGGTGACAATTAAACCGTGGGCCAAGTGCCTGATCATTTTCGCCGCCTGGCTGGTGATGGCGATGGTCCTGTCAGCGTTGCCAATCAAACAAACATTGCGCTGGCCCACCGACGTCAGTACGCCAATCGATTAAGGCAGATCGGACAGCAGGTAAGTTATCACCGCGATGATCACCGCAAGACCGAACAGCGCCAGCAGTGCGTCGAGCGTTGGGTTGGGAAACTCGTTCCAGCGCTTCCACCACGGCAGTTTTCGCGGTGAGCTGCTCTGGCGCGTGCCGTGCATCAGTCGTCCTTGCCGATTTTGATCCCGAACCGGCGCAATGATTTGCGCATCGTCTCCATCTTTTCAAGCTCGCGATCGAAGAGCTGCTGAAACGTCAGCTCCGGCTCGACCTTGAGCACCGCGACCATGTCGGCCATCGAGACGTTGGGCGCATCGGCGAAGACCTGAAAATGGCAGCCAGGATGTGCGGTGTCGAAATCGCGCAGGTGCTGCATCCAGGCCTGCGCGAGCTCGTCGGGGATCTCGGCGACGGTGAAGATCTTCATCTCAGGATCTCCACCATCGCCTGGGCGTCCGATCGATGCCGAGGAGCGGCTCGGCCGGCGGCTCGACGTGATTGCACTTCGCCTCGAGGAGCCAATCCTCGACCGCGTTCTGGATCGTCCACGCCAGCGACTGGACGTTCTTATCGGTGTTGAGCGGCACCTCGTCCTGGAGGAAGTGCCGCGCTAGGTCGAGGCTCTTGTCGTCGACGGTCATCTCACTCCTCCAATTTTTTGATCGCGTAGTCGCCGGTCTTCTTCGTCGCGATCAGGTAGCGCAGAAAATTCGCCGCCGGCGTCGGCACCCGCACCTTGTCGGCAACCCAGTCGCGCGCCGAGCGCTCGTTGACGCCGAGCAGATGGATCGCAGCGCGCCTGGACGAGAGCCCGAGCTGCGCGAGCGCCTTCTCGTATTCTTTGCCACCCATGGTGCTGTTGCGGTTGATGGCGTTTTTTTTGAGCTTCATGCTGCACCTCCGAATAGTGCGATAGCGATGCCAATGACGATGATGATGCCAGTCCAGGCCAGAAGTGTTTTCGGCGCGATATCCGGCGTTGCGGCCGCGATCCGCCCCTGCTCCTCTTTCTGCCACTGGGCCTCCTGCTGCCTCTTGAGCTCGCGCTGGTTCCACTCCCGATCCTCCCTGCTCATCGGCGGCTCCGGCGCCGGCGCTGGCCGCGGCGGGTTCATCACATAGAAGAGGATCAGCGCGAGGAGGATGGTTTCGATCATGCTGCGAGCCTTTCCTGGACGCGGATGACGGTCTTTGCCGACCACGGTGCGCCGGTCGGCGTGGCGATCTCTCGGGCGTTGAGCTCGTCGGCGATCGCGCGTGCCGACTGGCCGGCGAACGCGACGAAGATCGGGCGCAGCTCCCGCGCGCGATCGAGCGCAGCCTGCTTGTTCTCGGCCGCCTGCTTGGCATTGCCGAGCTGCACGCCGCGCGCCTTGGCGATCGCCAGGCCTTCCTTGGTGCGCTTGCTGATCATGTCGGCCTCGAGCTCGCCGACGGCGCCCAGGATCTGGATGGTGAACTTGGTGGCGAACGGATTATCGCAGGCGACGAAATCAACCTTGCCGTCCTGCAGGCTCGTGATCTTCGACAGCTTGCGCGCCAGGCGATCGAGCTTGGCGATGACGAGCTGCGCCTTCTGCTTTTTGCAGGCGGCGAGAGCTGCGGCGAGCTGCGGGCGATCGCTGCGCTTGCCGCTCTCAATCTCGGTGAACTCGGCGACGATCGGCATGCCATGAGCTGCGGCATACTCGGTCACCGCCTTGCGTTGCGCGTCGAGGCCGAGGCCCGAGCGGCCCTGCTTCTGCGTCGACACCCGGTAGTAAGCGATCAGCGTTTTCATCGGTTCTCTCCTTCACAGGCCGCGTTTATAGCGGCCGCCGGCCCCTAGGGTCAAGCGCCCTGGTCAAAAGAAAACCCCCGCCGGAGCGGGGGTTGGGGCGCCTGGTGAGCAGCTCAGTAGGTGCTCCTGGTTAGACGTTGAGGTCGAGGGCGAGGGTGACGAGGCTGTGGTGCTCTTCGGCGATCATGCGATCGTCGTCTTCGACGATGAGCTGCTGCCAGCGGTTGCGCTTGGCGGCCGGCGTGGCGCGCGCCTCGATGAGCTCTTGGTCGCGCTTCCAGGTCCAGTAAGTGTGCGTCATGTGTGTCTCCTGTTGGGGTGTGTGTGATTAGGCTGCGAGCGCCAGCTCGAGCTCGTCCTGCTCGAGATCGTCGACGTCGACGTTGAGATCGCCGGCACAGTCGGCGATGAACTCGAGCGCGCCCTCTTCGGAGAACCCGCGGTCCATGAGAAAATATTTCTGCAGCAGATCGACGCGATCGAGATGGCCGAGCAGCGGGCGCTTCGCCTGGTGCGCTGCCTCTGGGCCGGCGCTCGCCTGGATCTTGGCGTCGACGCGAGCTGCGAGTTGGGCGACGTGGTTGTCGGCGACCTTGTGCGTCTTTGCCCAGCGATTGTGATTGACCGCGACGTTGGTGCTGTCGGAGCTGTCGAAAGCGTAGAGGTGAGCGAACGCCTGGGCGCGCATCATGTGGATCCGCGGACGGCACTCGTTGCCCTCGATCTCCCAGGCATCGATCGCGTCCATCGCTTCCTTGACGCGCGCGTGCCACTCGGCCGAGCCGACGGTCTTGGCGTATTTTCCAGATGAGCCGAAACCGATGTAGTTGAAGCCACCGTCGAGCAGGTGACGCAGGTAGCTGATCGGCTCGTCCATGTGCCAGATCGGCATCGCGCGATCGGTGTCGAGCATCGTGGTGTTGATCAGCTCGGCGTTCTGCTCGACGGTGCCGCCGATGATGTCGGGGATCACGGCGATCGCCTGCGGGCAGCGCTCGAGGATCTCGTTCGCCCAAGCCTCGTAGCTCTCGATGTAGTCTTCGGTCATCGATCCGCCGCTCATGAAGTGCGAGAAGGCGCCGTTGTCGACGAGCAGCACGCCGTTCTCGCCGACGAGCTCGATCGCCTGGTCGAGCTGCTTGCCGAGCTTGGCGCGCGTTGCATACGAGATGCAGAACGAGGCGCCCTTCAGCTGGTTCAGCAGGTGGGTCGGGTTCAGCGGCAGTCCGTAAACGGTGGTCTTTTCCATGGCTCAGCTCCTGTTTGCTGCGCCATTTATAGGGGGATACACCCTAAGGGTCAAGAACCCTGTTTGTCATCCTACATACAAACATTAAATCGTAAAAACCCTGTATTTCCAGAGGGTTAAAAATCACAAAGCGCTTGAGAATATAGGGTGGTGAACCCTATATCTGGGTCAGCAAACAGGAGATGCAAATGACCCACGAGATCGCAGCCACCCGCAAATCACCCCTCGTCGTCGCCTACGGCATGGGCGTCGACTCGACCGCCATGCTGGTCGGTTTGCAGCAGCGCAGCGAGGTGCCGGATTTAATCCTATTCGCCGACACCGGCTCGGAGCGCCCCGAGACCTACGCCTACCTCGACACGATCAACGCCTGGCTCGATCGCGTTGGCTTCCCGCAGATCACGATCGTGAAGAACGCCAGCCCGAAGGCCGGCTACACCTCGCTGGAAGATCAGATCACCAAGCTGCGTGTTCTGCCGGCGCTTGCTTACGGCGCACACCAGTGCTCGCTGGTGTGGAAGCGCGATCCGCAGCAGAAGTTTGTGAAGACCTGGCAGCCGGCGATCGACGCCTGGAAGGCCGGCGAGCTGGTCACCCAGTGCATCGGCTACGACGCCGGCCCGCGCGACGGCGCCCGCGCCTACAAGGCCGAAGGCAAGGCGAGCGAGGGCTACATCAATCGCTTCCCGCTGATCGAGTGGGGTTGGGATCGCGCGCGCTGCATCGCCGAGATCGAGGCGGCCGGCCTGCCGGTGCCGGTGAAGAGCTGCTGCTGGTTCTGCCCGGCGCACAAGAAGAGCGAGATCGACCAGCTCGCCGCAGCTCACCCAGACCTGATCACCCGCGCCAAAGAGATCGAGCGCCTGGCGCACGAGCGCGGCCTCAACAAGGTGAAGGGGCTCGGCCGCAACTTCAGCTGGACCGTCTACCTGGCGCAGCGCCAGGCGGCCGCCTGATCGAAGCGCAGCTCAAGAAAGAACCCCGCCAGCTCGGCGGGGTTTTTATTTAGGCACGGTGACGTGCGTTTCTTTAACGAGCACGCCGCGCATCTTGTCGTCGCCGCGCTCGTATTCCGCAATCCACCGCAGCACGCGCTCGCCATCTGCAGTGACGTGCCGCAGATGCCCGCGCACCTGGTGCCAGCGCACGCCGGGGCCAGGCACAAAGTGTTTTGGTAATCGCTCGTAGTGACGGCCAGGCAAGTTGAGCCTGACCGTGTTGTAGGAGTCGATCGCGCTCATCGCAAAGCCGCGCCTGGTCGCCTTCTTGCCTTTGCGCGTCAGTGTTCGCGACATGACGGTCGCACCCTGCACCGACAAAAACATCCAGCACATCGCCGCCATATACACGCCCGCGACCGCCTCCTGTTTTCTCTCGATGTCGGTCGGGCGGGGCTCGTTGCCCGGCTGCGTGTTTGTAAAATCCCGTATCATCAAGGACTGCGGACAGATGCGCCCGACCCAGTCGGCAAAATTAGTGCGCACCTGAAAGGTCGGCAGCGCAAAGTCGATGCTCTTGCCCTTGAACAGGCAGCACAGCGAGATCAAGCAGTCCTCCCGGTCACCTTCGGTGAAGATGCCGTGGATCGCGGTCCTGGGATGGCCGAACGTCGTCATCTCCATGAACATTCTGGCGTGCGGGGCGCGCGCGTTCTGGAACACAAAATCGCGGCGCCGGTCGGTGTCCATGATCGAGGTCGCCGCCGTGAACGAGTGCTGATCGAAGACGTACACATGCGCGTGCTGGCGGGCGGCCTCGACCATCACTGGGCCGAGCGCCGGGTGACGCGGCATGTGGTTGGGGTCGATCGGCGTTTCCAACATCCGCGCCAGCCGGTCAAACTCTGGATCGGCCTTTCGCCAGTAGTCGGCGACAGGGTCAACGATCAGGGGTGCGAGCCGCGCTTTCATGAGGCTGGCCAGGATTGTCTCCCGGCCAGCCGATCAGTCAACCGCCGGCCCGAGAACAGACGAGAACAGGGGAGTGGTGGGGAGTGGTTTGGGGAGTGGTTTTGGCTCTCCAAGGTGCCTTTCCGTTCCCTAAAAGGCCTCATCGCATGCGCGCGATGAGAACAGAAAAAATGCAAGTTGTTGTTGATTGGCGGGGCTTTGTATTGGTCGGGGCGGCGGGATTTGAACCCACGACCCCTTGTCCCCCAGACACGCGAACCGGGCCGGAAAATTTTCCGGCCCGACAATCACTTAGACGACTTTCAGTTTTGTCGGGGAGTGGTGCGGGGAGTGGTTTTTGCGTCGGGCCGCACGTTGCTCGGCGAGCTTGCCGCGCATATCGGGCACTGCGTTCTCGAGCAGGTGACCGTAGACGTTGAGCGTGAAGCCAGCGCTGTGGTGACCGAGCGCCTTCTGCACCACCTTGATGCCGGTCGCATCCGGCGCCGCGCGCAGCGCCTTGCTGGCGAAGTCATGACGCAGATCGTGGAAGCGCAGGTTGTCGTCGCCGCCCTTCAGGCCGGCGGCCGCGCGCACGGTGTCCCAGGCGCGGCGCAGGCTGTCCTTGTTCCAGGGATGACGATCGCCCTTCACTTCGGTGTAGCGCTTGCCCTTGACGACCTTGTCGAAGGTGCGCTGCGACACGCGGGTGAAGACGTAGTCGCGGTGATGCCCGATCAGCGGCTCGAGGATGTCCCGCAGCACGTCGTCGATCTCGATGACGATGCGCTTGCCGCCCTTGCCGATGATCTCGATCACGCCGCGCGGCCAGATCACCTGCTTCCATTGCAGCTCAAAGCAGTTGGTCTTGCGCGAGGCAACGTGGCGCGCGTACTCGATCAGCGGCCACAGATCCGAGCGCTCGGTCTCGATCGCGCTCTCCAGCCTGGCGGCCTCATCGTCGGCGAGTTCGCGCACATGCTCCTCGACGACGTCGAGCCAGACCTTGGAGGCGGTGCGCGACGACCAGTCGGGCTCGTGCTCGAAACGCACGCCGGATTTTTTGACAAACGTGAAGAGCTTCTTGAGCACCTCGATCGTGTCGTTGACGGTGGCCGGCGCGATCGGCCGCGGATCGTATTTGCCGACCGTGTCCTGCATGCGCCACGCGCGCAGCGCCAATACGTCCTCGTGTCGGATGTCGCGCATGTCCTTGGTCGGGCCGAAGGATGGGAACGAGATCATCTTGTCGAGTTGGTATTCGGTGTGCTCGGGGTCGGCGTGATTGCCGCCGACGAGCTTCATGTAGCGCACCTTGACGTGCTGCAGCTCGAGCGACTCGGTGATGTCAGCGTCCTCCTTCATGCGGGAGACTTCGTCGTTGACCAGTCGCTCAACCTCCTTCTTCGCTTTTGCGAAATTCGGAGTGCCGGTACTACGTTTGAATTTTTGTCCGCTGACCCAGAAGGTGACCTCGTAGTTGGTCTTGCCCTTCGGGAGGTACGGGTCGGGGTACTTTTGCATCGCCGTTTCCGCCTCTCTGTGAACTCGGTCAGGTCTTCCAGGTTGAACCTGATGCACGGCCGTTTGCCGGTGCCTCTGGTCAGATCGATGTAGCGCAGCTCGCCGTCTTTGATCAGGCCAAGCACTTGCTTGGTTGTGACCTGCAGATGAGCTGCAGCCTCTCGGGTATTGAGAAGACCTCCCATGTGAAACAGCTCCTTTTACAGGGTCGAGAGCCCTAGGGTCAATGGGCTCACCTGGCGGGGATGCGCTGTCCTTCCAAACCGCACCCTCGCCAGGCCTCCCTGGCAGGTCTCCGTGTGCTCAGAAACACTCCTGCCACCAACACTCACGACACCACCTCCTCTCGTTGCATTTCGATCCGATAGGCCCGCTCGAATACGATCAGGTTCGCCACCAGGATCTTGATCTTGGCGAGTATGTCTTCCTGGTCGCAGAGACAGGCCGCCATGACGCGCGTCAGCGCCTGCATCGCGAGCTCGGTGGATACGTCGCCTTTGTCGAACAGCTCGACGATCCGCGCCGCCAGCTCACTGGCCTCCTCGTCATTCAGAAAAACCATCATTGCTCCGTCACCGTTTTGAGATCCTTGACCATCTCGTCGTAGTCCCGGTCGACCACCGCATGCATCTTCGCCAATGTGGACCGCAGGAAGCGCAGCGCCTCTTCCTTGTCCGCGGTGATCTGCACCGCGACGTTCATCAGCAGGCCTACCGCCACCGCGGCAACATCGTGCAGCGGGTGACCATAGACGACGTACTTGATCTGATCACCGAGGCTCAGTTCCTGGTCCGCCGGCGAACAGGGTTGGCGCCTCTCGAGCGATGTGTCGTCGATAGTCATCGGCGATCGCCTCCATAATCTGGATCTCTTTCTGCGCTTCCGGCATGCTCATCGAACCGCGCGCCACCCGGCGCGGGTACACTTGCCGGCGCATTTTGATCTCACGCTCGATGCACTGCAGCTTCGTCCAGTTATCCATCGTCCGTTTCCCTGCCCATCACCACCACGCTGCACGTCAGGTAGCCAAGGATCCCGCCGATCGCGAGCGCGGCGTAGATCGTCAATACGTTCAGCATCATCTCAACCTCCGTTAGCCCCCAGCCAACGGGTTGGTTGCCTTCCTTTCGTCTTCGCGTGTTGCACCGAGCATCTCGAGCACACGCTCCTGCTGAGCTGCGTCCAGGCTGACCATCACTTCCTTGAGAATGTAGTTGCGCGCGTCCTCCCAGAACGCCTCGAGCTCGGCCTGCGTCATCGAGTGCTTCGACATCGAGGGCAGCACGGTGACGACCGCCTTGCCGGCGCGCAGCGCGATGTCCTGGCCGCGGCCGGTCTCGTAGATGATCTCGGCGCGAAATGCTTGCTCGTCCTCACCGAGCATCTTGGCGATCTCGGCGAGCGTGGCGAACACCTTGGCGTTGAAGCCAGCGTTGCGCTCGTGCACGATCTCGACCTCGATCGTGTCGCCGATCTTGGTGTTGGTGTTGAGCACCTGGCGCGCGTGATCGTTGGCCGGCACCAGCGCTCCCTTGACCACGTTAAGCCGCACTGGATCCTCGCAGCTTGCGCAAGCGCTTGTTGATCTCACGCTGGACGAAGGCATGGTGAGCTGGCTTGTCCTTGGCGAGCTGCGCCAGGTGCGTCTCGTTCTTCGCCACCCATTGGTCGGCCAGCTTGATCGTCGGCGCGCTGTTGATCATGGCCAGGAGCCAGCGTGACCAGTACTCCCAGGCATCGCCGTTGCGCGCGATCAGCTCAGGCTTCTTCGGATCGTAGTCGCGCGCGGGCTCGGTCATGACCTGGTCGCCGACCTCGCCAGGCGTCTGGATCGCCGGCCGATCGGTGAAGCGCTGCTTGTTTTCCTTTTCGGTGGTCACCGCCAGGCCGAGGATGGCGCGCAGCGAGTAGCGCTGCAGGTACGTCATCGTTGACCCCATGGCCTGGATCGCATTGCGGTTCTGCCCGACGTCGGGCGGCCCATCGAGCGTCTTCTCGATCGAGTAGCCGTTGCGGTGCGACAGCCGGCAGGTGACGTAGATCCTGTTGCCCTCGTGCTGCTCTGGATGCTCGGTGTCGGGGAAGATGGCAAACAGGCCGTGCTTGGCGAGCACCGGATCGATCACCGCCGCGATCGCCGCCATCGACTCGAACCTGATCGATTTGCCGCTGTTGAGACCGATCTCCTGATCCTTGACGATCGGCCGCAGCTCAGCCTTGGCGGCCGCGAGTGCATTGTTGAACTCGGCCTTCTTCTGCCCGAGTTCGGCCGCCTCGTAGAGCTTGGCCAGGCGCTCGAGCGTGGCGATGTCAGCCTGCTTGTCGACGGCCGCGCGCAAGAGATCGATCAGTGTGGTGGTGGGTGCGATCGGCACAACGTCATTCATCGTCAACGCTCCTCATTGAGAGATGGCCCTTCTTGCTGCGGCTGATGCGGATGTCCTGGTAGCGCAGGCGGCCGACGTCGTTTGGCACGAGGGATTTCCCCGACGCGGCCGCCTGCTCGTGGACCTTCGCTGCCTGGTGGGTGGCTCTCCAGTCCTCGAGGTGTGAAATCAGCTCGGCCTTGTAGTTGGGCTCTTCAGTTTCGAGATCCACCGTGCGCCACAGCTCCGGCGCCACCAGCTTGGGCAGCTCGACCGGCGGCGTCATCATCTCCATGCAGATCTTGAAGGTGCGCACGCGCTCGAGCACCTGGTCGTAGTAGATCTGGTCGAACAGGATCTCTTCCTCGACCGGCTCGCGGCCGCCGAGGCTGATCAGCAGGATCGCCAGCTTGGCACCGCGGCACGCGCGCTGCGCCAGGAGCTGCGGCGCGTAATACTGTTTGACCCAGTCGATTGGCGCGACCGTGTCCTTGAAATCGATCACCGCATCGCGCACGCGATCGTAGGCATCGAGCGTGCAGGTGAGGAAGGGGAGCTGCGGATGACGCAGCACCTCGCCGCGCTCCTCGAGCGGATAGCCGAGCGTCTCCTGGTGCCAGTCGAGACCGAAGGCTTCCATGTGACTGCCCTTCTGCACTGGCCACACGCGCCGCAGATCCGGCGCGGGATCCAAGCCCACCATCTCGCGCCATTTGGCGTTGAGCTGCTCGGCCGTTCCGTTGACGATCACCGGAAGATCCGAGGCGCCGATCTCGCCGCGCTGGCTGAGTTGCTTAGCGGTGAGCATCGCGCCGGCTCAGATAGCGATCGACTGAGTAGGCATTGACCAGCAGCCGCCGGCCCGGCTTTTTCGTCTCGAGCTTCTTCTTGATGCGGCGATGGAAGTGTCCGACGCTCACATGCAGCAGTTCGCAGGTCTGTTCGACCGTGAGCGGTTTCCATGGACCGTGACCATTACTGTGTTGGCGTTGGCGCCGCGCCGACTGCTTGGCCTTGACCATCCCGTCCTCCACCAGGGCGTACTCTCGCGTTCGCGCGCAATGAATCCTGCGCGCGCAATCGGGTTCGCCTGTTTGCTTTAAGCGTTTGGTTTTGTGCGTCCTGTCAGAACACGCGGGAGCAGATTTATCGCGCATCCAACACACGCGATGAGAGCACACCTTTGACAAATTGCAAACGCACCAAATATGTACGGATTACTTTGCTACCGCCGGACCATTGGCCCGCAACTGTGATCACGAATGTTTTGTGATGATCACCAATGCTGTGTGATGCTCACGAGTGCGCACGACAGCAGTCCTGTCGTAAAACAGTTATCCCAAATATATTTTTGCCGATCATTTGTCGGCACCAGACATCACTGCAGAGCACAGATCGCGAATTGACGCCTTTCAGATTTGTGTGGCTTACAATCTGGATGCGACGGCTCGCCAACACATTCGACGACATCGTTAAACGCCTGGGCGGCGTCGAGGCGACAGCCAGGCTCCTCAACCGCAGCACGCAGGCGGTGTTCAACTGGCGATCGCGCGGTCAGATCCCGGCAGCGCTGTGGCCTGACATCACCGAGGAGCTTGCCGAGCGCGGCTACGAGTGCGAGGCGCTCTGGCTCTTCAGTTTTGAGAACAACCGGCGCAGTGCCAAACGTCATGCTGCGTAGGTGGCAGCATGCAGCACGGGCAGCTCACGTTGTTTGCCAAGCGCCAGCGCAAGGCGCGCCCGGCTCCAGAATTTAACCTTCACGTCCTGATCGCCAACATCCTGCGCCGCTGGGGCAGCAAGGGTTGGGACTGGACGCATCTGCCGTTTGGCGAACACCGCAGCGCGACCACCGGCGCCAGGCTCAAGCGCATGGGCACCAACCGCGGCTGGCCGGATTTCATTTTCTTCGCGCCGGCGATCGACGACTGCACGCCCGGCTGCGTGTACCTGCTCGAGCTCAAGCGCGAGGGTGCGAAGCTAACGGCGCACCAGGAAGCGCTGATGCACTCGCTGCGCATGAAGGGGCACAGGTATGCGGTCGCCGACAACTTCGATGATGCGCTCGCCATCCTGAAAACCTGGGGCGCCGTTCGCGTCAGCGTGTCGGCATGATCACCGGTCTTGGCATCCAGTGCATCCACGTCCCGCTGACCTGGCACGAGATCGTGCAAGCCACGACCGTTGGCTGCATGCGCCAGATCGACTCGCTGAAAAAGAAAAGCAAGCAGGGCAACAACCGGCCGAACAAGGACAACTGGACACCACACATCGAGGGTGCCTGCGGTGAGCTGGCCGTGGCGAAACATTGCAAGGGTTACTGGCCCGGCACGGTCGGCAATCCCGACGCACCCGACGTCTGCATCAACGGGGTTTGGTACGAGGTCAAGACCAACTGCAGCCGCGGCAAGACCGATCTCATCGCGATGGAGAAGGACACCGACGTCCATCCCTACATCGGCGTGCTCTGCTACTTGCCGGATTTCTACATCACCGGCTGGCTACCGGCAGACAAAGTCAAAATTCAGAAATGGTGGCGCGAGGGTGATCCGCATCGCTGGGCACATTTCGTGCCGGCCGGCGAGCTGCGCTCGATCAACGATCTACTGAAGCAGGAGGCCACATGACGACAACCCTACTCAACGGCAACAGCCAGACCGATGAAGAGGCCCAGCGCGGCGTGCTGGCGCTGGGCACCATCGTTAGCCAGCGCAATGATCTGCTCAAGGCCAACGACCGGCTTACCGCCGACACCATGCTGATGCGCGAGCGCATCGCGCAGCTCACCTCGCGGCTCGAGACCGCGACCACCGAGCGCGATCACTTCATGAATTTCAGCACTGAACTGGTCGCGCGGCTGTCGTCGATCGACATGCTGATCAAGAGCGCGGTCGAGGAGGCAAAGCACGTCGCCTATCGCGCGCCGATCGTGCCGCCGCCACCGAAAGAACCCAGCGTCTCCGAGCAGGACGCAACAGCGATTGCATCCCTTCTGCAGAGACTGCCGCACAATAGCGGCGACGAAGGAGGTCAAGGCGAATGAACGTCATCAGAGGAACGTCAGCGCTGACCAAGGGCACGGTGTGGATCTGGCTCGAGCACATCGTCTCGATGAACATCAACCAGGGCGGCGGCGCCGTCATCCACACCGACGACGGACAGACCATCGCGCTCACCGACAAGCCCGAGGACGTGATCAAGACCGTCAAGTCCATGATGGAGGTCTCGTGATGCATATCATCTCGCTCGGTGCCGGCGTGCAGAGCACCACCATGGCGCTGATGGCGGCGCACGGCGAGCTCACGCCGATGCCTGACTGCGCGATCTTTGCCGACACCGGCTGGGAGCCGGCAAAGGTCTACGAGCATCTGCGCTGGCTGATGTCGGCGAATGTGTTGCCGTATCCCGTGGAGATCGTGAGCCAGGGCAACATCCGCACCGACATCGACAAACTCGCCAAGGGCGAGAGCATCAGGGGACAGGGCCGGGCGGCGACTGCACCATTCTTTGTCGCCGGCAAGGACGGCATTGCCGCGCCGCTGCGGCGCCAATGCACCGGGCACTACAAGATCGAGCCGATCGAGAAACACCTGAAGGAAAAGCTCGGCATCAAGCCGCGGCAGCGGCATCCGCGTGAGCATCTGGTGCAGCTGTGGATGGGGATCTCCACCGACGAGATCTACCGCGTCAAGCCGGCACAGTTGCCGTGGATCAATCGGCGCTGGCCGCTGATCGAGAAGCGCCTCAGTCGCAGCGATTGCCTGCTGTGGATGCAGCGCAAGGGCTATCCGACGCCACCGAAGAGCTCATGCATCGGCTGTCCGTATCACTCCAACGAGCAGTGGCGCGACATCAGGAAAGACAACAAGGAGTGGGCCGATGCGGTGAAGGTCGACCAGCTCATTCGCAAGGGATTTGGCTCAACACGCAGCGAATTGTTCCTGCATCGCTCACTCAAGCCGCTCGACCAGGTCGATCTCTCGACGGCCGAGGATCGCGGGCAGCTCAACCTCTTCAACAACGAATGCGAAGGGATGTGTGGGGTATGAACGCCGCCCAGATCGCCCGCGCGCTTGGTGGCCATCGATCCGGCAACCAGTGGAAATGCCGTTGCCCAGCGCATGACGATGCCGACCCATCAATGATCGTCTTCGACGGTCGCGAGAGCGTCCAGGTGCGCTGCTTTGCCGGCTGCGAGCCGCTCGACATCATCGATGCGCTGCGCAGGCGTGGACTGTGGAACAGCAGCGACATTGACCCAGTCTACGATCCGCATGAGCAGCGCCGCCTGGTCGAGACGCCACGCACTGATCCCGATCGCCACCGCAAGCTGGCGATGAAGATCTGGGAAGGCTCGGCGGATGCGGCCGGAACGTCGGTGGAGGTCTACCTCCGCGGCAGAGGGCTGGTGCTGCCGCCAAAGGCAAACGACGTCATCGGCTTCCATCCGCGTTGTCCCAACGCACAGCTGCGCGCGCCTGCCTTGGTGGCACTGATGCGAAACGTCGAGACGTTCAAGCCGCAGGCCGTGCAGCGGCTGTTTCTTGATCTGGATCAAAACAAAAAAACCGAGGGCATGATGCTTGGCCCGGTCGGCCACGCGGCGATGATGATCACCTCGCGGCACGACACGTTCTGGGACTGCCTGTCGTTTTGTCCGAAGCTCTACGTTTGCGAGGGTCTCGAGACGGGACTAGCATTGCACCAGGCCGGGCATCGTCCGGTGTGGGCACTTGGGTCTGCCGGCGCCATCGAGCGCTTGCCCGTCCTCTTCGGTGTCGGTCACCTGGTGATCTGCGCCGACAACGACAACTCAAGCATCGGGTTGCAGTGCGCGATCGTGTGCGCCACGCGCTGGAATGCGACCTCGCATCAGCGAGCAACGATCATCATGCCGGGCGCGGCCGGCAGTGATTTTGCCGATAACCTCAAGGTGGTGTGACCATGGTGGACGAGCCCGACGTGCCATTTCCACTACCCAAAGGGGTCGACATCATCACTTCCGATGATCCGCGCTGGAAGGAGGCCGAGCGCAAGCGCGCGCGCAAGGCCAAGGCGAACGGCCATGCCGGGCACGAGGAGGCGCCGCTGCCGGCGCTGGTTGACTACAGATCAAGGCCGTTCCCGCTCATCCCCTTGCGCCAGTGGCTGCACGCCAGGCACTACATCCGCCGGTTCCTGGTGATGACAGTCGCCCCAGGCGGCTACGGCAAGACGGCGCTGGTGTTGTGCAATGCGATCGAGATGGCGCTCGGGCGCGGCCTGCTCGGGCCCGCGCCGCAGCAGCAGTTGCGCGTCCTGTACTGGAACGGCGAGGATCCCGAGGACGAGATCGAGCGGCGCATTGCCGCGCTCTGCCTGCACTACAAGATCGATCCGGCCGGGCTCGAGGGCTGGCTGTTCCTTGGCAGCAAGCTCAAGACCACGCAGCGCATCGCCAGCCTCGACCGCGCGCAGCAGGTGAAGATCAACCAGCCAATGATCGACCACATCGACGCCTTCATCGGGCGCGAGCGCATCGACTGCGCCATCATCGATCCATTGCTGCCGTTCCACCGCATCCCCGAGGCGAGGAACGAACTGATGGAGGAGATGATCGCCGCCACCTTCGGTGGCCTGGTCGAGCGGCACAACTGCTGCATCGAGCTCTCGCACCACACGCGCAAATCGCAGGGCGGGGCCATGGGCGAGATCTCGGTCGACGACAGCCGCGGCGGTGGCGCCGTCACCAACGTGGCGCGCTCGGTGCGCATCATCAACCGCATGACCAAGGCCGAGGGCGATGCCGCCGAGGTCGAGGCCGACGAGCGGCGCTACTACCTGCGCGTCAACCGCGACAAGGTGAACCTGGCGCCGGCCGAGGCGGCAACCTGGGTGCGCCTCATCGGCTGCGAGCTGCCCAACGCCCCGGCCGGGCAGGGCGACAACGTGCAGGTGGTCACCCGGTGGGATTATCCAAAGGTGTTCGACGGCGTTTCCGTCGACACCATCAGGCTGGTGCGCGATCTGGTGGCGCGTGATGACTGCCGCAAGGATGCCAAATCACCCGACTGGATCGGGCTGCGCATCGCCGGCCTGCTCGACATCGATGCGGGACCGGGAACCGCCGGCCGCAGGCGCATCAACAAGATCCTCAAGAGCTGGTTTGCCGAGGGCGTGCTGACGACGGTGACGCGCATGGACGAGCACCGCAAGGAGCGCGAGTTCGTCGTGCCCGGCAACTGGACGGAACCGGAGTATCCAGGTGGGTGCGCCAGTAGCTAAAATTACTGGCGCACACTGGCGCACCGTCTATCTGCGATAGTGGTTGCGCCAGTGATCTCTCTCCCTCTTAGGAGAGATCACTGGCACTGGCGCAGATCTGCCGACAGCAAGCAAACAGGAAAACTACTGGCGCAAAAAAATGGGCAAGAGTGGTGGATCTGGAAACGCAGCATGGAGAGCCTCTAGGGCACAGACTGCTGGCCTAAAGCATTGTAGGCAGTGCATTACCATCAAGAGGGATGGGACACAGTGTAAGGCTCCAGCAATCAGAGGGTGGACGAGGTGTGTGAGGCATGGAGGAGCTCTAGTAATCTGGAGACGCAAACTACAGAAAGCCAAGCAGGTGAAGCATGAAAGGTGGCAAACCAAGTCAACGAAAGAAACAAACCTCCCTGAGAGACGAGGTACGTGACGCCTTATTGGTCGTCCTGCGCGATCCAAAGGCGAGCCCGACCGCGCGAGCGATCGCCGGCCGATCGCTGATGCAGATCCTTGGCGACTACGGTGATCCTGATGCGAAGCGCCCGGCGATGGAGCTGTCGATCGAGGAGTTGGACGCTGAGATCGCGGCTATCCAACAGTGATTGCGTTGACCAGGCGCGCGCTGAGCTGCAGTGATTGCGTGCGCATCGGCAGTGCGACCCATCCCCTGGGTACTCCGCACCACCACAAACTCGGCACTGCCGGTGCGTTCTTGTGACATGCTTACGTTCGTGAGACTGTCGCAGGGCCAGCGGCCCACGTGCGACTTCGCCTACTGCCGCAGCGACAAATCGCAATCCGCCCCCTGCCACCCCCCGACGAAGGCAGCGGGCATGGGCGCAATGCTCTCCCCCAAAATTTTTATCTCTGAACTTTCGGTCGCGCGTACGATGCCCCACACCGACTCAGAATTGAACGCCCATGCGTTAATCGCGACCAGAACCGCACACCGCTACCCCAATCCGATCCACGCAATCAGCAACCCTCCAGATCGGTGGTAGAGCGTCACCGACCGCGCAGCCGCTGGATCTCCTGCACCAGCATCGCGGTCGTCTTGATGTCGACCGGGACGATTGCATCCGGCGCGAGCAACTTCCCAACCTCATCCGACAGCACAGCATCGCGCTCGATGCGCAATCGCAACACCAGGCGTTCGATCTCTCGCCGCAGGAAACCAATTTCACCAACAGCCTCGTCCAGCAGCTCGCGCCCGGCGGCCGATCGGCCTTGACGATCACGGTACGCGATCAGCTGCTCGACGATGTCCATCATCATTTCCGCCACAGGCGCCAGCCCAGCCAGGCTTCGATCTCGTCCTTGGCGCGCTCGAGATCCATGTAGTAGCGCGGGAAGCCATCCCGGCCATCAACGTCGGGCAGATCGCAGCGGAACATCCAATGTCCGCGATCGCAGTAGAACGGCCGCGGCTCGAGCGAGCCGACCGACACGCCGTTGATTTTGATGTCGAGCCAGTGCCCGCAATCATCGTATTCGAGCGAGCCGATCGACCACAGCGGCTGCCAGCGTTTGGATTTGTACTCGATGCCGAGGTGATCAGGCCTGTCCATCACGCGCGCCCTTTCATTTCCGGCTGGCCCTCAAAGCGCGCGATCATCTCCTTCATCAGCACCACCACGTCGTCTCGATTGGCCCCGTTGCTGAGATAGTTGCAGCGCCCACTCTTGTCGCCGAACGGAAACACCATCAGCACAAACCCGGTCTTGCGTGCGTCACCTTTGAGCTCACCGTTGAACGTCTCATCGATGGCCCGCGCCACGGCGTTTATCGTGTCGACGTACTGCTGCTCGATCGGCGCATCGCCGAGCCGCTCTGGTTTTTTGCTCATGCCCACACCCCGTCCTTACGGATCTGCTGCGCGACGGCCTCGAGCACGTCGGGCACCATCTCCATCATCGCCATGTCGTCGAACTGGCAGGAGAACCCGCCACCGCGATCGCCGGCGATGACGATCACCAGGGCGCCCTTCGCCTTCGCCTTCTCGCGCACGATCGTGCAGAGGTCGTCGTACTTGCCTGGTCCGATGGTCATAGGTTCACCTCATGAAGCTCGCCAGTCCGCAGCACGCCACCAGCACACCGAATGCCACATCGACGTTGACGCCGGCCGCCATCGCCGAGCCGCAGGCGACACCAACGACGATCATGGCCATGAAGGCGTGTGAGGGCAGGATCATTTCACCGGCACCTCATCCGCTGAACCACGCCGCCGGCAGCTTCGGCATTGTTTTGTGGGTGGCGATGAAATGGTTGACGGTCTCGGCCGTGATCTCGGCGTTGACGTAGCATTTGAAGTGCCCGTCGTAACGCACCAGCTGGGGGTTGCTTTTGGCGAAGGCGGAGAGATCGCGCGCCGCCGCCTGCTTGGACAACCGGAACTTGCGCATCAGGTGGATGCGGTTGATGTAGCCATAAATAATGATCGCGTCGTTGATGAAGCACATCCGACGCTGCCGGAACCAGTCGCTGCCCATGACAAAACTCTCGTTTCGGTGTGATGGTCCTTTTTGCTCGGTTGGCGACACACACGGTGTGTATCTTTTCTATTAACACCAGTCAGCGGCGAATTGTCCCGTTGGACCTTGGTCTTATTCCCACGGATTATAGTCCGTGGAGACTCAGGCGCCGAAGAGGCCAAGGTTGGCCGATGTCGAGCAAAACCAGCCAGCAGCGGGTGGCCTGGAATTTGCGCCGGATCCGCACCGAGCGCGGGCTGTCGCAGGAGGCGCTTGCGCTCAACGCCAACGTCGACCGCTCCTACGTCGGGCGTCTGGAGCGCGGCGAGGAGAACCCGACCATCGCTATCCTCGACCGGCTGGCCAAAGTGCTCGGCGTGGCCGCCGGCGAACTCCTCGCCAAACCGCACGGGGCCAAACCGAGGACGCTGCCCGGCGGGCGGAAGAAGAAAACCGGCGACTGACCGAACTCTTTCCGTCAGCGGACTTCCGGTGTATAGAAAAAACCTGCTCGCAACGCGACGGCAGCGCAACGCAGGTCTCGGGCGTCAACGACGGAAACGAGACACCGAAAACCAGACATGGTTACGGTCAAGCGCCCGTCGCGCATCTTCTCGTTTGCCGATCACAGCCAGCTGCGGCCGAAAGAGCCGCCGCCGGGTGATCGCCTTGACGCGCAGTTTCACGAGCTGATCGAGGCGATCAACACCACGCAGCACGCGCTCGCCGAACTCCGCCGCGATGACGGCAAATTAAAAAACAAAACCATCACCGAGCATCACCTGGTCGACGGCTTGCTCGCCGACATCAAGACCAACCTGACATCCGAGCTGGCGCCGTTTGCGCTCAGTGTTGCCGGCGCCGCGGCCAACGCCACCGAGGCCGAGCGCAAGACCGCACTCTACGCGGAGGATGCCGAGCGCGCGGTGACGATCGCCACCCGGCTCGTCAACGGCATGGCGGCGCTGCGTCACCTCATCGAGACCAAGTCCGACGTCAACGCCAAGGCCGCCGACATCGCCGATATGTTTTCGACCGAAGCCGAGAACTGGGCGAACTATTCCCACGCCCAGGCCGACAACGCCGCCAAGGCGCGCGACGAGGCGGTGGCCTGGGCCGAGTACCTCGCCGGACCGGTGGTCGATCCGGCCGCAGCTCCCGCCTACATCGCCAATTCACCGATCGGGGCCGGCCTCTACTACCAGCCGGTCGAGGGCGGCGTCGCCGGACTGTGGTCCTCGAAATGGTGGGCGCTGCAGGCCTACAACCTGGTCGGGGCCGCCGGGCAATTCTTTCTCGGCCCCTGGCCAGCCGGACCACTGCCGGGAGAACAAAATCCTAACACCGGACAGGTCGCCCCGACGCCGATCCCGCCCGGCTCGATCTACTACGACACCACGGCCGGGCAGATCATGGTGTGGGACGGCGCGCAGTGGAAGCAGGCGGTCGGCCTCCTCGCCCCCGCGGCGCTGGCGCAGTACGCCTACGCGGCAACGGCCGGCCAGCAGGATTTTTCCGGTCCCGATCTCAGCGGCCAGTCGCCGGCGGTCGGGAGCAACCCAAGCGACGTGCACGTCAACGGCGTGCGCCTGGTGCTCGGCCTCGACTACTCGGTCAACGCCGGCACCAACACGCTGCACATCAGTGCGCCGCTGCCGGCCGGATCCACCGTGCAGTGGGATCTGCTGATGCCGCCCGAGGTGCCGGCCGCCTCGATCACGGCGTGGAAGATCAAGCCGCTGCATCCTGACGGCAGCAACCAGAATTTTCTGCTGCAGTACGTCAACGCCGCGACGGCGATCGTCGATGCCGTGGTGGGAAAATCCGAGGAGCTCCTCGTCACCCTCGACGGCACGCCGCAGGAGCCGGGCATCGATTTCACCGCCACCGGCAACCAGCTGCACCTCGCGGTGGCGCCGGGGGCCGACGCCGATCTGTGGGCGGTCTGGTACCAGCCGGTGGTGCCATGACGAACAACACGGGACGCGCACGATGACGCAAGCCCTTCGCGTGGCGCTCTGGGTGCCGACCGACACGCCGCCCGACGTCGGCGACGGCATCGTCACCAAGGACGTCGAGCTCGCGGCAAAAGTTTTGCCGACGCGCTTTGTGCTCGGTGGTGGCGGTGGTGGTGGCGGCGGCATCGCCGAGGCGCCGGTCAACGGAAAAACTTTTGGCCGCAAGGACGCCGGCTGGATCGAGATCGTCACCGGCGGATCCGGCGGCGGCATCGCCGAGGCACCGGTCGACGGCAAGCCCTATGTGCGCCAGTCATCCGGCTGGGCGGCCTTCGACATCATCGACGCAGGAACATTCTAGGGAGAACGCAGCATGGCGGTGACCATCGAGGTGAAGGACGGCTCAAGCGCAACGGTCGACGGCCCGGCCAGGATGCAGATCATCGCCGAGGACGGGGCGGTGACGGTCGATGGTCAGGCGGAAGATTTTCCGCGCATCGCGATCGAGGAGGGCCAGGTCGTCGAGATCACCGGTCCTGCGACATTGCGCGTGACGTCGGACGTACCGGGTTCGGTGTTGATCGACGGTGAGCCGGTGACAAAGCCACCGGAGCCGACGACGCCGCCACCGGAAGAGCCGGCGGTGGTCTCTTCGCTCGATCCAGAGACAGCAGTCGCCGGTGACCCAACGGATATCACGATGACCGTCACCGGCTCGGGCTTCACCGCAGCATCAGTCATCGTGTTCGACGGCCTCGACGAGCCGACGACGCTGATCTCGCCAACGCAAGTGTCGACCGGCGTCAAGCCGTCGCTGTTCGTGGTGCCGGCCGACTGCCTGGTCGGCGTACGCAACGCCGCCGGCATGAGCAACGAGCTGGTGTTCTCGTTTACGTCGGCCGCAGGCCGCTCGAGCGCAACGCGCTCGGAAAAAGCAAGGCGTTGACGACCATGTCGCAGCGCGCGGTCGGCAGAGCGAAGAAGAAAAAGGTGAGGTCGAAGAAGAACCGCGTGCAGGAAGCAAAACCGTTGGCGATGAAATCGTTCGCGCAACGGAAAAAGACGCTGACGAAAAAAGTGTCCAGAGCAAACCAGAGGAGCAAACCGATGGCTGACGAGAAAAAGAAACCTGCGGACGACAAGAAACACGCCGGCAGCGAGCCGGATCCGATGGCAACGCCGCCGGATACGCCGCCGGCGCTGCCAGGCGATGCCGAGCAGCAACCGCACCCGCACGAGAGAAAATGACCGGGCGCAGCACACGCACCGGCGTGAACCTGGCGACGGCCTACGGGCTGCCGCCCGGCACGCCGCTCAATCTCGTCGTCTCGCGCGGGCTCAACATGCACGCCATCAACCGCGCCGTCGCCGTGAAGAAACAGTACGACGCCGACCATCCGCCACCCGCGCAAGCCGGCGCAAAGTCAGCCGGCCGGGAGCCACCGCATGACGTCAAGGTACCGCCACCGCCGCACGTTTGATCCGGCCATTGCGTTCCCGTCTCCGGTCGAGCCGGGCGAGATCATCGTCAACACGTCGAACCGGCAGATTGCCGTCGGCGATGCCAATGCCGGCGCGCTCGGCGTGCCCAAGGCGCTCATCGGCGTGCGCTTCTTCGACACCACCGCGCGCTACGCGCTCAACGACGTCGTCGTCCAGGCCGGCAATCTCTACAAGGCCAACGCCACCATCCCGCCCGGCGCCTTCAACGGCGCCAACTGGACGCAGCTCGGCGTCGTCACCACGATGCCGGCCGGCAGCGTCGTCTTCACGCCCACCGGCAACGTCATCGCCATCGACGTGCAGGCCGCCATCGCCGAGGTCGACGCCGAGAAGGTGGCCAAGGCCGGCGACACCATGGCCGGGCATCTGTCATTGCCGACCTCGCCATCGGCGCCCAACGCCGTGCGCAAGGATTACGTCGACGCCGCTGACGCGGCGGTGGCCACGCTCGCCGGCGGCAAGGTCGACAAGGGCGGCGACACGATGAGCGGCGCGCTCACGCTGCCGGCCGATCCGACCGTCCCGCTGCACGCCGCCACCAAGCAGTACGTCGACGCCAACACCGGATCGGCGCTCGTCGTCTCCGACACGCCGCCGGCCGGGGCCAAGGACGGCTCGCTGTGGTGGGAGAGCGACAGCGGACTGCTCTACGTCCGCTACAACGACGGCAACACCATCCAGTGGGTGATCGCCGCACCGCAGCCCGACATCAATGCGTTTGCGCTCAAGACCGACATTGCTGCGCAGGCCGTGCGCTACGACACCGCGCAATCGCTCACCGCCGCGCAGCAGCAGCAGGCGCGGCAAAACATCTACGCCGCCCCGTTCGATGCGATGGCCTACAGCGGCTTGCAGATCAATGGTGGGTTTGAGGTCAATCAGGAAGGTGTCGCGTCGTCAGTCAACAACAAATACTTTTGTGATGGCTGGCAACTGATTGGCGTTGGCACGATGAACGTCACTGCGACACAGGTGGTTACCAATATCCCCGGCTTTCTCGCTCAGGCACAATTTACGGTCAGTACCGCACAGGCGTCACTTGGCGCTGGCGACTACCTTGGCCTTCAGCACTTCATTGAGGGCTGGCGTTGCGTTCGTCTGGGCTGGGGCACGGCGAACGCGCAGCCTCTTACGATCAGCTTCTGGTCGGCGCATCACCGGACAGGCATCTACAGCGGGGCCGTCCGCAACAAGGCGAACAACCGCACCTACACGTTCACCTACACGCAGGCCGCTGCTGACGTTGCTCAATACAATACCGTCACCATTCCCGGCGACACGACGGGAACGTGGACGACTGACAACACCATCGGGTTGGGCCTCTATCTGATGATGGCCTGCGGCAGCACTTACATTGCCCCGGCTGCAAACACATGGTTCGGCGCGACGTACGCTGCCGCTCCCGGCCAGATCAACGGTGTCGCCGCAACCAGCGACGTCTTCCGCCTGACCGGCGTCACCGTCCTCCCCGGCAATGAAGCGCCCGTCCAGACGCGCTCGCCGTTTGTGATGCGGAGTTATCCTGAAGAATTGCGGCTGTGCCAGCGGTACTTCCAGTGGGTGCCGTACCATATGTATTTTCAGGCAGGTGCGGTCTCGACCGGGATGCAGACCGCTATTCCATTTCAAGTGACAATGCGCGCGAACCCGACGATGGGAGGAATTGCGCCTGACCCAAACTGTGCTCAGGCAGCTTCCAACAATATTACAAATAATTTTCCGACCATCACGCCCTATGGCGTTTCGGCTCAGTTGGTCTCGGCAGCAGCAGGGCCATGCTATGTGGCGGGTTACCGTGCATCAGCGGATGCGAGGTTGTGATGCTCGATTTCCCCGCCTCACCAACAGTCGGCCAGAAATATCCGGTCCCCGCGCAGCCGCAAATCCCGCAATACACATGGGACGGCGAAAAATGGACGACGCAGGGCGGCAGCATCGTCAGTGCATCGCCCGGCACTGCGTTGCCGCTGATGAACGCCAAGCCCGCGCTGGTCGGCGTCTCCACCAATTTCTCGCGCGAGGATCATGTTCATCCGGTTGATACCTCGCGCGCCCCGTTCGACGCGATGGCGTACTCAGGATTGCAGATCAATGGCGCGATGGAGGTCAGCCAAGAAGGCGTCAACGCGACCGTCACCAACAAATACTTTTGCGATGGCTGGAAGCTGCAATTCAGCGGCACAATGGCAGTGACTGCATCGCAACTGCTCGCCAATTATTTTCCGTATTTTGCTTATTTGGCAATGATTACGGTCGGCACCGCGCAGGCATCGCTGGGCGCTGGTGACTTCACCGGTCTTTATCAAGTCATCGAAGGCTGGCGATGTATTCGACTGAATTGGGGTACTCCCAACGCGCAGCCAATCACGATTGGCTTCTGGTCGCGGCACAGCAGAGCGGGTCTTTACAGCGGCGCGGTGCGCAACGGTGCACCCAATCGCACTTATGCGTTCACCTACACGCAGGCCGCTGCCGACACGCCGCAGTACAACACCGTCACCATCCCCGGCGACACCAGTGGAGTGTGGGCGGTTGACAACACTGTCGGGATGTATCTGTCGTTCTCAAACGGGGCGGGTAGTACGCAGACCGCACCATCGGCAAACACTTGGATCGCGGGGAGTTATCTCGCCGCGCCGGGTCAGGTGAACGGTGTTGCAGCAACCTCTGACGCCTTCCGCATCACTGGCGTCACCGTCCTCCCCGGCAGCGAAGCCCCATCAGCCGCGCGCTCGCCGTTCGTGATGCGGCCATTCACGGACGAACTTGAGCGATGTCAACGCTACTACTGGAAAACATTTCCTTACACCCAACCACCTGTCCAGAATGTCGGCAGCTTTAGTCAGAACATTTTTAGTGATTATGCCTATGCCGTCGCTGCCGGTGTTGTTGGCAATGTTGTCTTTCCACGACGGATGCGCGCGGTTCCGACTATCGTGACCTATGCTCCAGACGCCTTAAACAGCAACTGGAGTGCCGGTGTTGCAGCGTCATTGCGAACGGCAAGCGAATGGGGGTTTAGCCTTTTAGGGGCTGGTGGAGCGGTGGCCGCAGGCACCGCCTACTCAATTCACGCCACCGCAGACGCGAGGCTCTGATGGCAGAATATCAACTCACCGCGACTGACGTCGTCATCCGAACTGAGGATCAAGCTTCGATCCCCAACGATCCGGCCAACCGCGACCGTGCCGAATACGACGAGTGGATCAAGGACGGCGGTGTGCCCGATCCGTATGTGCCGCCCGAACCGGTGCCGCCGGAGGCACAACCGGAAACAACGGTCCTCTACGATCACGAGAACCGCATCCGCGCCATCGAGGGTCAGCCGCCGTTGAGCATCGGCGAGTTTCTGACCAAGGCCACGCAAAATCCTGCGCCGCAGCCATCCAGCAAACCAGCGCGGGCGAAAAAATGACCTCGCACTATCGTCACCGTCGCATCTACAACCCGGCCACGGTGTTTCCGACGCCGATCGAGCCGGGCGAGATCGCGGTGAACACATCCAATCGCCAGCTCGCGGTCGGCGATGCCGATCCGGCCTCGCCGGGCTCGATGAAGCAGCTCATCGGCGTGCGCTTCTTCGATGCCAAGGCGCAGTACGCGGCCGGCGAATTTATCGTGCAGGCCGGCGTGCTCTACTGCAGCAAGGACGCGATCGTGCCCGGCGCCTTCAACGCCGCGCAGTGGGATCTCTACGCCAGCGATGCGGCGAGCAAGGCCTATATCGACGCGGCAGACACCGCGATCAGCACCGCCTATCAGGCGGCCGACAGCACCATCATCACCGACTACCAGGCCGCCGACCTCGCGCTCACCTCGTCGGTGAACAGCAAGCTCAACAAGGCCGGCGACAGCATGAGCGGCGCGCTGCAGCTCGCGCGGGCGCCGCAGGCCGACCTCGAGGCCGCCACCAAGAAATACGTCGACGAGACGGTGGCCACCGGCGGAACGGTGCCGCGCGCCGACCAGATCATCACCGTGCCGCTCGGCGGGCTGTCGTCGGGCAACGTGCAGCTGCAGCTCTACGAGCTCGACCTGGAGAAGGCCCCGATCGCCTCGCCGCAGTTCACCGGCAATCCGCGCGCGCCGACGCCGCCGGCCGATGACAACAGCATCTCGGTCGCCACCACCGCCTTCGTCGCCGGCCAGGCTGCGACGGCAACGCCGCTGGTCGCCGGCACCGCCGCGGTGGGCGCTTCGCTCAAGTACGCGCGCGAGGATCACATCCACCCGGCCGATCCGGCCATGGCGCCGCTCGACTCGCCGGTCTTCACCGGCAACCCGACGGCACCCACGCCGTCGCCGGGCGACAGCGACAAGTCGATCGCGACAACGGAATTTGTGGCGCAGGCGGTGGTCGGCGTGTCGGGTTTTTCCACCGGCGACGTCAAGCTGACGTTCAAGTCAACCGCCGATGGCGGCTGGGTGATGATGAACGACGGCACCATCGGCGATGCTTCATCGGGCGGCACCACGCGCGCCGGCGCCGACGCGCATGCGCTGTTCATCCTGCTGTGGGATGCCATACCGGACGCCTACTGCCCGGTGTCACCGACGCCGCGCGGCTCGAGCTCGGCTGCCGACTGGGCGGCGCACAAGACGCTCAAGCTGCCGCGCGCGCTCGGCCGTGCCCTGGCGATCGCCGGCAGCGGCGCCGGCCTCTCGGGCCGCGCGCTCGGCCAGTTTGTCGGCGAGGAGAACCACACGCTGATCGCCGGCGAGCAGGCGAGCATGCCCGTGGGTGCAATGGGCGTGAGCGCGAGCGGGCCGGTCACAGCCACTTTGAGAACTCTCAATAACGATACGGGAGCACCCGTCCCTGGAAACAGGATGCTGAAACAGGAGATGGGTGGAGATCAGTTCAGCCCGACCTACACAGACCTTGCAGTCACCGGCACCGCCAGCGTCAGCGGCTCGATCAGCGGCACCGCGACCGGCGGCGGTCAGCCGCACAACAACATGCCGCCGACGTCGTTCATGAACGTCATGGTCAAACTGTGAATGCCACCGTCAAAACGGTCGCCGACAATCTCAAGTCACACCCGGTGGCGTTTGCGCTGCTCGTCGTCATATTCATGTTTCTCACGGCCGAACTTTACGTTTTGCGCACCGTCTCCACCAACACACAGTCGCGCTTCGACGCGCAGGACAGGCTGCTGGATCGCATGGCGACCGACTGCTTCCCGGCGCGGGACAACAAGAAGGGCGATCGACAATGACCGATCGCCGCGCCGAGTGCCTGACCGTCCTGGTCGACCAGGTCAACGCGATCGCGCCCAACCGCGACGTCTCCTCCGATGGCTGGATCGGCGACGAGAGCCACCAGACGACGACGTCCGATCACAACCCGTGGGTCTACGACGATGACGGCACATGGGTGGTCACGGCGCAGGACATCACCGACGATCCCGACAACGGCATGAGCTGCCAGCAGCTCGTCGACGCGATCGTCGCCAGCGAAGACGAGCGCATCAAGTACATCATCTGGTGCCGGCAGATCTGCAGCGGCACCGGGCAGGATCACGCACCGTGGGTGTGGCGCGACTACACCGGCTCCAACGATCACACGCTGCACGCGCACTTTTCGGTGAAGCAGTATCCCGAATACTACGACGACAAGCACCTGTGGGCGATCGACATGGAGAGCGCGCCGGTCACGGCGCAGAAGGACGACGAAACAATTCTTCCGGTGCTGCAGCGTGGCGACAAGGGACCGTGGGTGAAGGTGCTGCAGCGCCAGCTCATCGCCGAAGGCGTTCACGTCGTCAGGGTCGATGGCGATTTCGGGCCATCGACCGAAATGCAGGTGTGTGCGTTTCAGTATCGCAACAGCCTGGTGGTCGACGGCGTGTGCGGGCCGTACACCTGGCAGGCGCTGAAGGATTAAACGATAGGGAGGCGGTCATGGGTGCATTGTTTGGTTTTCTGATCACGCTGATCGTGCTGTGCGGAGCAGCCGCAATGTTCTTCATCGTGGTCGACAAGGCCGCTCCAGACCCCGCCATGAACAGGGTGGCCAAGATTGCCGTCGGCGTCGTCTTTGCGGTCGTCCTCATCCTCGCGATCCAAAACGTGCTCTTCGGCGGCGGTGCCGCGCCCACGGTTGGCAACATCATCGGCTTTGCCATCGGCATCATCGTCATCCTTGTTGTGCTTTACCTGCTCGACATGGTGATCGGACTGATCGCCAGCTTCACCACGCCACAAATTGCCGAGGTTGTGCGGGTGATCGTCTTCGCCATTATTCTGATCGCGCTGCTGATCCTGGTCGACAATACGCTGATGGGCGCGCGCTACACCGGCAGCTATATTCATCTCGGCGACACGCCGTCGATCATGAAGCCAGAGCGGAGATGATCGAGCGCAATATGGTGCTGGCGATTGCTTTGGGAGTATTGATCCTCATGCTGGTGGCGGCGTCGGTCACCTGGCCGGCGTGCTGCCGCTGTTGGCGTGACGAAGAGCGCGTTCTGAGGTGTGACTGATGAACAAGGCACGCGCAGCGCAGATCTGGGACGAGCTTGAGCGCCAGCTCATCGAGCATTGCGGTCTGCCGAACGGCCGCATGCTCGAGCTCGCGCGGCCTGGACTGATCCGGCGCATCGGCAATGCGCTGCAGGGGAGACTAGTCACCCCAGTAGTCTACCCCACTACGTCGCTACCGGCGGTGCGCAAAACAGTGCGCAAACCTGCGCAAACGGTGCGCAAAAGTGAGCAACCTGCGCAAGCACATCCCGACGCATATGCGAAACGCATTTTAATGCGTCCTGAAATGCGTCCTGACACTGTCCACGATCCGCGCCTGGCTGAGCTGCTCGAGCGCTCCTGCTCGCGCCGCACCGGCTACGACGGCGACGATTTCGTCGATTACGGAGGGCGATGATGCCCGGCCTGGGCGACATACTTGGCGGCGATCTGGAGGACTGGCAGCGCAAGATGCTGGACGGCGGCCAGCTCCCGCCGTCGCAAGGATTTCCGGCGACAGATGAATTGGGCCAGCCGATCGTCGATCAGCCCGAACTGGCGGCGGTGCCGAATAGTGTAGGCAAGCAGCTCGCCGATCTTTTCAAGCAGAACCGTGGGGTGCGTGATGATCCGGCGCCGCAATTTACGCAAGGTGCAGCGCCGATCCCGGCGATCCCCGGCCTGCCGAAAACATTGCAGGAAAACGTCGCCGCTCTGTCGGCGCAGCGATCACATTTTGATCCACTCGATTTCATGATCCAGATGGGCGGCGGTCCTGGTGGGTCGCAGGCCGCAGCTCCGTTCCTGGGCGGCGTGCGGCGCGGCATTCTCGGTGAGCAGCTCGGCCGATCGATCCTGCCGCCAGGCGCGACGGGAACGGCCATGCAGCTTGCCGAGCGCTTGCCGCCGGTTGAGGCGCCGCAGCGCTATCTCACCGGACCCAGTGGTCCGCAGTTTCGCGCGCAGACCGCGCAGGGCGCCGTCGACCTGGCGAAGACCGAGCCGCACATCATTCCGAACGAAACCGGTGTTGGCTTCAAGGGCGCACCGGAAAACGTCAAAGGCCTCGACGACCTGGCGCGGGCGCGCGCGGATTTCGACAAATACGTTGAGCTCGGGTCGCGCATCGGTGGCCAGAATTGGTATCCGAACGCGCGGGAAACCATTGGTGAGATCACCGGAGCTCCACCGCCGCGCGCGGGATCCAACGCGCCGCCGGCCGGCCATCTCGCCGCGCAGGAATACGCAGCCTGGTCGCCGCAAGCCACGCCGCCGGTCAATCAGAACTGGGCGATCCAGGCGCACAACGCCTACGAGATGGGAATGCCGCTCGACAAAGTGCGAACCGGTCAACAGGGACGGCAATACATCGAGGCGCGGCAATCCGGCGAGGACATCAAGCTCGGCAAAAAGACCGGGCCGTACAGCGAGAGCATCGACCCGACAATTCCAGAGCCGCCGACGTCAGCGAACGATATCTGGCACGCGCGCGCGCTGGGCTACACCAAGAACGGCAAGCCGTGGGCGAGCGCGCTCACCGAGCAGCAGCATGTGTGGATGGATGGGGAGACACTGACGGCGGCAGACCGCGCCAATCAGATCGGGCTCGGCAATGATAAAAATTGGACGGCACAAAAAGTGCAGGCCGCCGGCTGGATCGGCAAACGCGCGGAAGATATTTTCAACAAGGCGGCGAAGCGCGGCAAGCCAATCACCATCGAAGAGGCGCTGCAGCAGGCCGACGTGCAGTACAAGCACACGCTGGATCAGCAGACGGCGTTTGCGACCTACGAAACAATTCCCGGCGTTGGCACCGGACACCTGCCGGAAATCTCCACCGGCGATCAATTAGCGCGCGAGGCGTTCCACAACGATCCGCGCTCGTCGCAAACGGTGCGAGGCGCGGGCGGCCAACCCTACGACACGATCTACAACGCGCTCGGTGCGTATCAGCGGCCGAGTATCCCAACGACGGGAATATTCGAGAAGGGCGGCAAGACCGACGTCAATCCCGGCGGCGCCGGCCGGCCACTGGTCAGCCTCACCGGAAAATCCGGCTCGCGTGTTTTGGATCCTGCCTCGGAAAAAATGCTTAAGCTCGGCGAGGCATTTCGCACCTACTTCAACGTCAACAACATGGGTGCCGCCAACTACATGACGACCAGGAACGCGCCCGGTCGAAAGGGCGACGTTCTGTTCAATCCGCAAGGGCAGCTCTCGCCGGCCGAGGTCGATCGGCTGCAGGGCATCGGTGCGCAATTTGGCCGGCCCAACCTGATGCATCTCGGCGAGGACCAGGCGGTGTTGACCAACTGGGGAGGCGCCAAGCCGCTGACGCTAGGCAAGGTGGGCGAGCTCGCCCAGCAGCTCGGCGATGCCGCGGGTCCGGTGCAGCGCGCCGAGCGTCAATCGATCACGCAAGATTTCAGCAAAACATTGGCGGAAAAAAATGCCGGGACCGGCAAGGCAACCCGGCAGCTCATGCGCGTCTACAACGACCCCGAGATGATCGCCAAGATCGACGCCTCCGATCAGCTGCGCAGCCAGGTGCGCGGGATGTACGAACGCGATGCGCAGCTCGCCAGCGAAGGAAAAACGGTGCGTCAGGATGTACAGAATGCCCGGCAGATCTTCATCGACAAAGGCCTCGCCGGGCTCAAGGCAGCGGAGAAGGCCGGCAAGATCGCGCTGCCGGCTATCGCCGCTGTTTTCGCCGCGCCGTTGCTTGAGCAACAGCAGTCTCAGCCTGGGGGTTAGGTCGATGCGGAGCTGCGCCGTAGAACGTCATCGACGTGATCTTGTCGAAGTCGATCTCTTTGTTCTGGCTGTGCGGCCACACCTCGCCGCTCAGCAAAAAGTAGCGAGGATCGTAGCCCTTCGGCCAATCCTTTCGCTTGCCAGAAGCAAACGCGCGCTGCTCTTCAGCCGTGAACGGCTTTTCGATCCGGTAGCCGGGACCGCCTTTATATAGGACTTTAACCATATCATCCTCATAGGGCCAACGGCCCTTATAACAGGAGAAGCAGACAGATGGCAAACCCGCTCAAACCGCTGGCAAACGCGCCACTTTGGCCGCCGGATCCCAATCGGCAACAAGCCGCATCACCTGGCCCACAACCACAGGAGCAGAAAGTGAAAGCACCGCCCGCACAATCGCCGACGCAGGACAACTACTCGCATCACTCGTCACCGTCGCCCGGCATGAAGCAGACACCGTATTCGGAGACGGTGCCGCAGAACACCAACAAGAAGATCACAAAGATGCCGCCGGTGCCGATGCACAAAACAAAACATTCGGAGCCGGTCGGCCGGCCGAAGAACCGAAACCCATACTGATGAGCGATCGCCGGCTCCTGCTGCTCAAGCGCAAACGCGCCATCCTCCTGGCGCGCGACAACCTGATTGAGTTCACGCGGCTGATGATGCCGGATCCCAACAACGCCGACGATCCTGATTTCTCGCTCTACTCGCCGCAAAAATTCCACCGCGTCATCGGCGCCGGCCTCGAGGAGGTCGAGGCGGCAAAATATCGCCGGCTCGAGATCGAGATCATGCCGCGCGCCGGCAAGACGACATTGGCGAGCTCGATGTATCCGGCCTGGTACATCGGCCGGCATCCCGAGCGATCGGTCATCGTCGCCACCTACAACGAGACGTACTCGTGGGATCTCGGGCGCAAGATCCGCGACATCATGCAGACACCGCAGTACCGGCAGGTGTTTCCCAATCTGCAGATCAAAAAGAAATCCGCAGCAGTAAACCGCGTAGAGACCACTGACGGCGGCGTTGTGTTCTGCGTCGGCCGCGGATCCGCCGTCACTGGTCGCGGCGCTCACACCATCCTGCTCGACGATCCGCTCAAGGATCGCAAGGAGGCAGACAGCGTCGTCATCCGCGACAATCTCTGGCAGTGGTACAACCAGGTGCTCAAGTCCCGCCTGATGAACAAGTACGGCACCATCGTCGTCATCACCACGCGCTGGAATGAAGACGACCTGATCGGGCGCCTGACCGATCCGCTCAACCCGTACTACTCGCACGATGAGGCAAAGCTCTGGCGCAAGATCCAGCTCCCCGCGCTCGCCGAGGAGAACGACATCCTGGGCCGCGCCGAGGGCGAAGCGCTGTGGCCCGAGCGCTTCGATGTCGAGTATCTCAACGAGCTCAAGATGGCGGACCCGCGCGGGTTCATGGCGCTCTATCAATGCCGGCCGTCACCGCGCGAAGGCGCCTTCTTCCGGCACGCGGATCTCGTTCCCTACAATTCGATGAAGGATCTGCCGGCGCATGACACGATGCGCTTTTACGCTGCGAGCGATCATGCGGTGACGCTGGCCAAGCACGGCGACAAGACCTGTCTCATGGTCGTCGGCGTCGACACCGCCGATCACGTCTGGATCATGCCCGACGTGGTGTGGCTGCGGCTCGACTCAGCCGGCGCCGTCGAGGGCATGCTGGTGCTGATCGAAAAGTACAAGCCGCAATTCTGGTGGGCCGAGAAGGGCGCGATCGAGAAATCAATCGGGCCGTTTTTGCGCAAGCGCATGCTCGAGAAGCGCGTGTTCTGCGTGATGGATCCGATCGCGCCGGCCAACGACAAGGAGCAGCGCGCGCAATCGATCCAGGCGCGCTCAGCGATGCGGATGGTGCATTTCCCGACCTGGACACGCTGGTGGGCCGAGGCGCAGGACCAGATCCTCAAATTCCCCAATGGCGCGAAAGATGATTTCGTGGATACTCTCTCGCTCATCGGTCTCGGTCTGTCGAAGATGCGATCGCGCAACCGGCAAAAACCACCGGAGCAGATCATTCAGGAAGGCACGTTCGCGGCGCTGTGGAAGGGCACCAAGCACGCCGAGCGGCGCGAGCGACAGAAAAGGAATTTGGCCGGATGGCTATAGGACCAACAGGGCCAGGGATCCCGCCGCCGGTGGATCCGATGGCTGACCCCAATGCACCCGTCGACAACGCCGCCGGCCTGATGCAGATGCTCGCCGCCGACCAGCAGCAGACCGGCGACAAGAAAGACATCATCGATCGCGAGCCGCCGGATCCGCCAGAGCAGCGCGCGCGCCTGGTGCGGTCCTGGGCCTCGCGTGTCAAGGCGGCGAAGAAGCATTGGGGTCCAGCCTTCAAGCGCATGAAGGAGGACATGGATTTTGCTTTCGGCAAGCAGTGGTCAACAAACCCCGACGACACGCGCTACATCGCCAATTTGACGCTGCGCATGGTCGCGCAAAAAACCGCGTTCCTCTACGCGAAAAATCCCAAGGCCATCGCGCGCCGGCGCGAGCGCCTCGACGCCACGGCGTGGAACGAGACGCAATCGCAGATCTCCTCGTTGATGCAGGCCGGCGCCATGTTCGCCAGCCAGTCCGCGCAGCCTGGCGCCCCGCCAGGAATGCCGCCGATGGCCGCGGCGTCGGGGCCGGCCGGCATTGCCGGCAACATGCTCGGCAACCCGATGGCGGCGCAGGTGGCACAGCAGGGCATGGCAATCATGGCCGATGCCGCCAAGGTGCGCTCCGAGCACGAGATGCTCGACAAATTGGGCAAGACCCTCGAGCTGCTCTACAAATACAACATCGACGAGCAGGTGCATCCGTTCAAGATGATGATGAAGCTCGTGGTGCGCCGCACCGTCACCATGGGCGTCGGCTACGTTAAGCTCGGTTTCGAGCGGGTGATGCAGCAGCGGCCCGACATGGAGAAGGGCATCGCCGACGCCAGCGAGCGCCTTGGCACCCTCGAGCGCCTGAGTGCCGATCACGCCGACGAACAATTCGACGAGAACTCCAAGGAGAGCGAGCAGCTCAGACTGTTGATCGAGGATCTGTCGAAGCAGTCGGAGTTCGTCGCGCGCGAGGGGCTCACCTACGATTACCCGATGCCGACCAACATCATCCCCGACGTCAAGTGCGTCGAGCTGCGGCACTTTCTTGGCGGCGATTATGTGGCCGAAGAATTTTTGCTCACGCCGTACGAGGTGCAAGAGATCTACAAAAAGGACGTCGGCAAGAGCTACACCGCCTATCACCGCGACGACGTCCAGGGATCCGACCCGTGGACGCTGACCAACGAGAACTGGAACACCGGCTCCTCGACCGATGACAAGGACTGCGATTTCTGCTGCGTCTGGCAGATCTACTGCCGCAAGGACGGCCTGGTGTACGAGGTGTGCGACGGCTACGAGGACTTCCTGCGCGAGCCGGCCTCACCCGAGATCTACAACGAGCGCTTCTATCCCTGGTACGCGCTGCTGTTCAACGAGGCGCCGAACGAGAAAGAAATCTTCCCGCCGTCCGACGTGCGGCTGATGATGGACATGCAGCGCGAATACAATCGTTGCCGTGAAGGTCTCAAGGAACAGCGCATCGCAGCACGCCCGTTCACCGCCGTGGTCGCCGGCGCGATCGAGGAGGACGATCTCAACAAGCTCGCCGAGCGCGAGGCCAATGCCATCATCGAGCTCAATGCGCTGCAGCCCAACCAGGACGTCAAGCAGTTGCTGCAGGCCTACGCCGGGCCCGGCATCGACAACAATCTCTACGAGGTCAACCCCGTCTACGAGGACGTGCTGCGCGTCACCGGCGTGCAGGAGGCCAACCTGGGCGGCACCAGTGACGCCACCGCCACGCAGGCCAACATCGCCGAAGGCTCGCGCATGACGTCGATGGGATCCAACATCGATGACCTGAACGACATGATGACGCAGATGGCGCGCAACGGCGGGCAGATCCTGCTCACCGAAGTGTCGCGCCCGACCGTCGAGAAGATCGTCGGCGTCGGCTGCGTGTGGCCTGAGATGAGCCGCCAGGACATCGCGCAGGAGGTGCTGCTCGAGGTCGAGGCCGGCTCGATGGGCCGGCCGAATGCAGCGCAGGAGGTGGCGACCGCGCAGCGTGTTTACCCGTTGCTTATTCAGTTGCCCGGCATCGATCCAGAATTTCTCGCGAAGGATCTGCTGCGGCGCATGGACGACAAGCTCGATCTCACGCAGGCGTTCAAGAGCCAGCTGCCGTCGATCGTTGCGATGAACGGCATGAGCCAGGCGCAACTGCCCGGCACCGGTCCAGCGGCCGGCGCTGCGCAAGGTCCGCAAGGCAAAGACAACGCCGCGGGACCAGCAGCTCAGCCGCCGGGTGGACCGCCCGATGCCGCGCAGCAGCTCGGCGGCGCCGGCGCGTCACCGCCGCATCCGAGCGGCGCACCAGGCTCACCGACTTTGCAGTAGCCGCCGCATTGTGCGCCCTATGAGGACAACACCATGATTATTCACAATGGCGACCATCTTCAATACGAGATCGACAACGCCGACACGCCACCTAAAGAGCGCTGTGATTGGCCGCTGCCGTCCTTCGATGCCCGCGATTGGGCAGAGGCGTTCTGTAAGATAGCCACCGAACTTGGATACAGGGATGCAGAGGGCAAGCCGGTTGATGAGGGATGGATGATTGGTTGGTTCGCCAATGCGCTAATGCGCGGCTTTGATGAACACGCCAGCCGAACGCATACCGCCGCTATAGGATCAAAACCATGAGAACTAAAAAGACTATGGCGGAGGCAGTCGATAACGCCGTCGAATTGCGGATCAGGATGGACATTGAGCAAATAAAGAAAGATTTGCTTACGCCATTTCCGCGATCAAAATTCGCTGGTCAGGTTTTCCTTCGGGCCCTGGGGGCGATCAATCTGCTTCAAAAAGACCTTAAGCGCATATCTGGCCCTTAAAGGATTGAGACGATGATTTTAGAAGTTGAACCAAGAGCAATGATGCGACTGAAAGAGCTTGTGGCCGACCCTGACG